CCATCGCCGACGACACCCTGCGCGCCCGCGCCGAAGTGGCGCTGCACGACACCATCGAATGGCGCCGCGACAGCCCCTTCCTCGCCGACGCCGCCGCCAGCATGGGCCTCACCACCGCCCAGTTCGACGCCCTGTTCATCGCCGCCGCGCAGGCCATGCTGTGAGCGCGGCGCGCCCCAATGGCTCTAAAAAAAGTAGCGCCAAACCCTACAAGCACCACCGCTTCCGCATCGCGCGAAGCCGTGGCCCAATGACCGCAACCCCACCGAAAGGCACCGCCCCATGAGCACTTTTCATCACGGCATCAGCGTCACCGAACAGCTCAGCGGCCAGCAGGCCATCCGCACCAAATCGCCCAGCGTCATCGGCCTGATCGCCACCGCCGACGATGCCGACGCCACATACTTCCCGCTGAACGTGCCCAAGCTGGTGACGAAGATCAGCGAGGCCCAAGGCAAGGCCGGCGCATCGGGCACGCTGCCCAAGGTGCTGCGCGACATCGCAGACCAGGCCCGCCCGGTGATCGTCGTCGTGCGCGTGAAAGAGGGCGAAGGCGCCGACGCCGCGGCCAAGGCCGCCGACCAGCTGGCCAACACCATCGGCACCAACGTCGCCGGCGCCTACACCGGCGCCTATGCCCTGCTGTCGGCCGAACCCATCACCGGCGTCAAGCCCAAGATCATCGGCGCGCCGTATCTAGACTTCCCCGAGGCCGCACAGGTGCTGGTGTCTGTAGCCAAGAAGCTTCACGGCGTGGCCTACATCGAAAGCCACACCACCAGCGTCAGCGCCGCCATCAACGACTTCGGCACCTTCGGCGACCGCGAGTGCATGCCCATCTACGGCCGCTGGACACGCTTTGACGTGCTCACCAAGGCCACGGAAGAAATCTCCCCCATCGGCGTCGCCCTGGGCCTGCGCGCGCAGATCGACGCCGCGCAGGGCTGGCACAAGACCCTGAGCAACGTGCCCTGCAATGGCGTCAGCGGCATTGCGACCGGCAAGGCCGTGCACTTCGACCTCGTTGACGCCAACACGGACGCCAACCTGATCAACGAAGCCAAGGGCACCTGCCTCATCAGCAAGCAGGGCTTTCGCTACTGGGGCAACCGCACCACGGCGAGTGAAGACCAGTTCATGTTCGAGAGCTACACCCGCACCGCGCAGGTGTTGCGCGAATCGATCGCCGACGCGCACTTCAGCTACATCGACCGACCGCTCACGCCGGGCCTGGCGCGCGACATCATCGAAGGCATCGACGCCTACGGCCGCGACCTCGTAGCCCGCGGCCAGCTGCTCGGCTTCCGCTGCTGGTACCAAGAAGACTTGAACGAAACCGACCAGATCAAGATGGGCCGCCTGACCATCTGCTACGAATACACCCCGGTTCCGCCGCTCGAACAGCTGCACCTGGTGCAGTCGTTCACCGACAAATACCTGGCCGAATTCGCCACCAAGGTCGCCGCCGCCGCGGCCTGATCGCGGCCACCACCACAACGCTACCAACTTAGGAGCATCCGCAAATGGGACTGCCGCGCAAACTCAAGGCCATGGCCATCTTCGTCAACGGCGTGCACTACGCCGGCGAATGCACAGAGGTCACGCCGCCCACCTTCGAGCGCGAACTCGAAGACTACCGCGCCGGCGGCATGGGCGGCCCCGTCAAGCTCGACATGGGCGGCAAGGAGCTGACGCTGACCATGAAGATGGCCGGCCACGTCGCCGCGCTGATCGCCGAATACGGCGGCGCGCTCGCCGGCACCCAGCTGCGCTTGGTGCAGGCTGTGCAGGCCGATGACAGCGAGCAGGTGCAAGGCGTCGAGATCGTCGCCCGCGGACGGCTCGCGAAGCTGGATCCGGGAAGCTCCAAGGTCGGCGACCTGACCGAACACGAATACGAGTTTCCGCTGACCTACGTCAAGTGGATCGACAACGGCACCACCGTGCTTGAAATCGACTACGTGAACATGATCGAGAACGTCAACGGCGTCGACCGCACCGCGCAGACCCGCGCCGTGCTGGGCATCTGACGCCGCTTTCAAAAGGCTGCTTGCCGCCGCGGGGTTTTCGGTCATCCCCGACTCCGAAAAACCGAACCTATCCACCGGAGTGACCACCATGCAAGACGAACGCGAAGACCCCATCACCGAAGCCGACAGCGACGACGTGCAAACCGGCCCGCACATCGCCGCCGAGCACAGCCACGGCGCCCAGTACACCACCCGCGTGCGCCTCAAAAAGCCCATCACCCGCGCCAGCGCCGAGATGGAACCCATCGCCGCCCTCTACCTGCGCGAGCCCGACGCCGGCGACCTGCGCGGCGTGAAGCTCGCCAGCCTCACCCAGTTCGACGCTGGCGAGCTGCTGGTGCTGCTGCCCCGCATCGCCATGCCTCGCCTCAGCCCCGCCGAATCCGCCAAGCTGGGCCTGCGCGACGTGATCAACATCGGCAACGCCGTCGCCGGTTTTTTGTAATGCCGGGGCCAGACGGCGCCGCCCGCGGGGTCACCGACGACCTGCACGGCGTCATGGCCAACCTGGCGCAGGTGTGGCACTGGCCCCCGTCCGACCTGTGGCGTATGACCGTCCCCGAGCTGCTGCACTGGCACGCCCTGGCGCTGGAGCGCAACAAGCCCGCAAGGTAAAGCCATGTCCGATCTGAGCCTGCGCGTCAGCCTCACCGCGCTCGACAACGCCACCGGCCCCATGCGCCGCGCGCAAGAGGCCGCGCGCGGCCTCGCCGGCGGCATGGATGCCGTCACCAAAAAGCTGGTGGCAATGCAAGGCCAGCAGGCGGCCATCGGCAAGCTGCGCACGCTGCAGACCAACCTCAAGGGCACATCCAACGACCTCGCTGTTGCAAAGCAGCGCTTCGACCAGCTCGACCGTGCGACGAAAGCCGGCAATCTGCCGCAAGGCACAGCCGCGATGAAAGCGCACACCAAAGCGCTCAGGGATGCGCAGAAGGAAGTCGAAAAACTGACCGCCAAGCGCCGCTCGGAGATGGATCAGTTGAACCGTCTGCGGTCATCTCTGAACACGGCCGGCATCACCAACCTGACGCAGGCAGAGGCCGCGCTGCGCACCAACATCGACCGCACCACCAACGCCATCAAGCGCCAGACGCAGGCCCGCGCCCAGGCCGCCAAGATGGCCAAGACGGCCGCCGTGCTGGGCGGCAGCGGTGTGGCCATGCGCATGGCCGGGCAGCAGGCCGCGCGCCCCGTGGGCCGCGTGCTGGGCGCCTATGCCGAACAGGAGAACGCCACATCCAACCTGCGCAGCTCGATGATGCTGGCCGACGGCAGCGTGATGACCGAATTCGCGCAGATGGAAGCCCTGGCGAAGCGCCTGGGCGACCGCCTGCCCGGCACCACGGCTGACTTCGTTGAGATGTTCACCATGCTGCGGAGGCAGGGCCTGTCGGCACAGTCGGTGCTGGGCGGAACGGGTGAAGCCGCGGCCTACCTGGGCGTGCAGCTGCGCATGCCCGTGACCGAGGCGGCCGAATTCGCCGCCAAGATGCAGGACGCCACCCGCACCACAGAGGGCGACATGATGCGGCTGATGGACACCATCCAGCGCACCTACTACCTGGGCGTGGACAGCGACAACATGCTGCAGGGCTTCACCAAGATGGCCCCAGTGCTGTCTATCCTGCGCAAAGACGGGCTTGAGGCCGCCAACGCGCTCGCCCCGATGCTGGTCATGTTCGATCAGGCCGGCATGAAAGGCGAGGCATCGGGCAACGCGCTGCGCAAGGTGATGCAAGGCGCCATGGACGCCAAGAAAATCGCCAAGGGCAACGAGATGCTAGCCCCGAAGCAGCGCCTGAACTTCACCGACGGCAAGGGCGAATTCGGCGGCTTCGAGAAGATGTTCGCCGAGCTGCAAAAGCTCAAAGGCCTGACCACCGAAAAGCGCGTCGGCGTGATGAAAGCCATGTTTGGCGACGACGCCGAAACCATGCAGGTGTTGTCGATCCTGATGGACAAGGGCCTCGCCGGCTACAACGAAGCCGCCGCCAAGATGACCGCGCAAGCTGACCTGCAAAAGCGCGTCAACGACCAACTGGGCACGCTCAGCAATTTATGGGAAGCGGCGCAAGGCACATTCACCAACGTGCTGGCCAGCGTGGGAGAAACCGTGGCCCCGCAGGCCAAGGCCATCACCACCTGGCTGTCCGAAGCCGGCGCCAAGATGGGCGAGTTCGTGCGCAACAACCAAGGCATGGTGCGCATCGTCGTCATCGGCATTGCCGCTTTTGCCGCACTGGCCACCGGACTGGGCACCACAGCCATTGCCCTCGCCGCCCTGCTGGCACCGATGGCTGCGGCGCGCTTCGTGCTGGCCCGCATGGGCATCATGCTGCCCACCATCGGCACCCTGCTGCGCGCCGTGGGCGGCGGGATCATGAGCCTGGCCGGAATCGCTGGCCGCGCCATGCTTTTCATCGGCCGAGGCGCCATGCTTTTCATGGCCACGCCGCTGGGCGCCGCGCTCACACTGATGGGCATTGCCATCGGAATGTGGGTCAGCCGCTGGGACGGCATCAAGGGCGGCGCCAGCGCGCTGTGGACAGACGTCAAAGCGATCTTTAGCGCCGGCCTGGCCTACCTGCAGAGCATGCCGCAGCGCATGTGGCAGGCCGGCAGCGATATGATCAGCGGCCTCA